GCAGAATTAAAAGCTTCTATCTTTACATTCTTAGTAAAGTTCCCTACCCTAGCTCCTATTTCGTGCAAGTTTGTTACACCTGCTGATATTGTTATATTATTGCCTGCAATTGCTGATATTGTTGCTTCTTCTGTTTGACCTCCTGTACTTCCTGGTGATGTTGTAGCAATCACCACAGTATCTCCTACTGCCCAGCCTGTTGCGTCTGTGACTGTGAAAGTAGTTCCTGCGGCTAATAGTTGAGTAGTTAAATCTGTGTTGGTTGTTTTACTTGCTCCATATACAAAATACTTACCTGTTTGATTACAAGTAAGTCCCCATTCCCCAGCTAACAAGGTAGCACTGTCATTCAATCTAAGTTTTGCAATAATTCCTACTGGTATTGGGTCTGCTGATTTTCCATAGTCTAATTCACCTGTATTCCCTATTGTAACTTCACCACGAAAAGATAATTCAGAGCTAGCTGTTCTTGAGGCTTTTAGTATTCCGTTTATAACAAAAGCTGTTGCTGTGTCATCTCCTGCACCATACGTTCCGTCTACTTCTATTGTGTCGCCTGCTACAATATCTACGCTATCCCCAACCACAGGAAGCACACCACCAGCCCAGCTTGTAGTTGCTGAATAAAGTCCTCCTCCAGTTGCGTTGCTCAAAATTAGTGCCATTTTATTCTATTTCATTAAGAACCCAACCTGTACATTTTTCATAATCGCAGTCATTACAGGGTTTTATTTCTAAACTTCCAACCTTTAAATAATTATATAACTCATCTCTAGTCATATTTTTCTTTTTCATTAACTTTTCTTCAAATTCTTTCTTAGTCATGATTATTCTATTTCAATAGGTTTATTTCTAATAATCTCATCAATCTCTGCCTTGTCTTGCTTTGCTTTGAAGTATTTATTAACCCTTTCTATTCTGTCCTCTTTTTCTGCTATCAATTCATCAAGCTTGCCTTGAATAGTGTTAAGAGCTTCTTGCTTTTTTGCAATCCTTGGGTCAAATTTATCATCTATTTTTTTTAATGCTTTTATCATATTTCTATTTACTTAGTATCATCACAATAACAACTTATAACTTGACCACCACAGGTTACACATCTTTCTACATCACAACCATCAATATGATAACCGCCAGCTACTACATTACAATCTCCACAATTATTCGGATAACCAAATTCAACTGCATTAGCCTCATCACCATATTTTATTTTTTTTAATGATTTTATCATATTTTAGAAATAATTATTTACTTTTGAATAATCATCGCGCGCTGAATATAAGTTATGCATCAAAGCATATATCAACTCCTTTGTCAGTGCGTTAGTGTCATTTATATTATACGATAAACTTTTTGTTATCGCAATCACTGTTGGGACATTGTACGCTAGTGATTTTGTTATAGCAGAAGCGGTTTGTTTTACTGTGTATTTTAACTGCTTTGTTATTACGATCTCCTTTGAAATTATCGCATATTTTAACGACTTTGTAATACCGATCGGCGAAGATATGCCGTACTGTAAAGTTTTCGTAATAGATAATGCGCTGGAAAGTACCGAATATTTTAGACTCTTGGCAATAACTGAATTAGTAAGTATCTCGTATTGCAAAGGCTTCGTTACTGATACTGGAGTTATAATTTCATAACTCAATACTTGCGTGATATTTGCCGGCGTTGTTTTTACTGTATATTTTACCGATTTTGTTTTTGCCGATACAGATACTATTTCATAGGCAATAATTTTAGTCTGAACATTTTGTTTTACTATCGTATAGGCTAGGCTTTTTGTCGGTGAGTATGTTTTTGTTATTTCATACTGTAAACTTTTCGTAAGTGTATTTTGCGCTAGTACAGTATATTTTAGTGACTTCGTAATATCCGTTACACCAGAAACATTATATACAAGTGATAGTGTTGGCGCGGTTGGTGTTGACTTGATAGTGTATTTTAATGACTTCGTAACAGAAACAGCACTCGTTACTTCGTATGCGAGCGATTTTGTCTGTGCCGGTGTTGTAATTATTGCATAGCGTAAACTTTTTGTTATAGCTGTTTGCGTAATGCTGACACCAGTTCCATCAAAAACTATTTGGTCATATAATACGCTATCGAACATGTTTTATTATTTTTTACTTCTTGCAGTTTTTAGCTCTGCCATTTTTGTATCAAGGTGTGTTTCCAATTCTGTAACTTTGTCATCAATTTCTTTTCTCTTTGCTGTGTCAAAAACTACTGTGACAGGTGTTGCTGTCGGCATTATTACAAACGGCTGTCCGTTGTCTGCTTGCTCTTTGAAGTCAAGTGCCATTCGTAAATCTCTGATAACCATTTCTATTTCGTCTAATTGTTGTCTTGTAATCATAATTTTATTGTTAATTTATTAAGTAATTGCTGTCCAGACATAAGCATCTGAAGTATTTTTCTCACATATATATAATACATCTTTCACTCCAGACGCCCCCTCGACTCTTAAGAAATGCCCTCTATGTGCAACATCTGCCGTTGGTAGTGTTGCAACAGTTCCAACTCCAGCACTACCAATTGAAAGGTCGCCTTTAATAGTATTTCCGATATTTAATGTATCTGCTGTATTTGCTGTTTCTTGCAAGTCATATCCAATTATTATATTGTTGTTACCTCGCATTGATACCGTAGTCCATACCGCTGTACCGTCTGTAGTTGTTCCTCCAAGTGTTGTATTCCAAACTGGCTCTGTTGCTCCTGAAGTGCCTGCAGTTGTACATTCGTAGTTGTATGTGTTTGCAGTGCTAGGTCGTATATATTGACCTGATGTGTATGCTACTGAAGCTACCCAAGCGGACGGCTGTGTGAGGAGTAACCCTGCTTGATAACCAAGTAAAACATTTGTATTTGGGTTTGCGTATGAGGTGAGTACTTTACCTGCTTGGTAGCCAATAGATATTCCATTCGATACACCATATGTAAAACTACCAACAGCAACACCATTTGATGAACCGTTAGCAGAAGTACCAATACTAATACCATAATTTTGACCATTTGCACTTTCACCAACAGCAACACCATAATTATAACTCATTGCAAGGTATCCAACACCTGTACCATGTGTATATCCAGCTGCATTATATCCAACAGCTGTGCCTTGTATGGCATATGTCCCATATCCAACAGCTGTGCCAGACGATCTGCCATTTGCACTATACCCAATTGCAACATTATAATCTGTACTCAATCCAGTTCCAATATCACCTGCAACCCAATTAGTTCCATTAAAGATAAATACTTTTATCGCTTGAGTATAAGCATATTCAAGAACGGTAGTACTTTGCTTTATTTGTAGATAATAAGAAATGTTATAAGCACTATTATTCTTAATCACAAACCTATCACCTACTTTTGCACTTGCTGTATCAAGTGTGATTATTCTGCTTGCTCCATTCGGGTCAAGATACTGATACATCGGGTCTGTACCTGCGACAAGTGTTTTATCTGCTGCTAATACTTCAACATTTATCTTGCCTGCTCCTCTTTCAAGGTTTTGGAAAGTACCTGCTGTTATTCTTAGCTCTACGGCATCGCCTGCTGTGTGGTCTACGGCTGTTGTACCCTCTACGGCTCTTGTTACAGTGAATACATCTGTCGCCACTGCTGTTACTTCCATTATTTCATCAACTACGGTTATCCTAAAAGGAACTGCTGGGAATTTAACACCCTCGCCTGCCGCTACGGTAAGAGATAAATCCGCCGCCAGTATTCCTGAGGCTAGTGTACTTGATGCTCTGTTTTTTACATTTAAAAATGACATTTTTTAATTTATTATCTAATAATACCACGATGCAATTCAAAAAGAGTTAAGTCAATATCATCAGTATTGCTTTGGATTATTCGATCGTCAGGTAATACAAAATTATAATGATACTGGCTTCCTAGTTTATACCCGAACATATATACCCTTATAAAATTATCCATATAGTGTGGTTTAACATTCCGGTATTTATGTATAAGTTTCATACCGTCAGTCACTACGAGGTCTATACGCTTCTTCTGAGGGTCTTGTATATTGTAGAGTACGAATAGGGCTACTCTGTCCTGTTCAACCTCTCCTATGCGGTGAAATGTTCCATCTGGGGCGAATTGATGTAGCTCTGTGCTTATTGGTTGTGCAGGTATCTCTAATATCGCCTCATGGTCTGATATTCTGCGTTCTAACGATCTCTTTTGAGTTTCATCGAGTTTATCTTTACTTTGCGCGTATTCATTCTTTAATGCGCGGATTATATCACTTGCATTTTCATCTCTTACTTTTTTTGCTTTCTGTGCTTTCAATATTTGCTCTGCTGTTGGCTTATAGACTACACCCCAAGACCACCTTTCTTCATCAATATTTTCTACCTCTTTTGTGTCCGGATTAACGAACGTATATGTTTTTTTCTCCATATTTTTATCTTATTATTTAATAAAAAGCCCTAACTATTTCTAGCTAGGGCTTAATACCGACATTGAGTTGCCTAGGCTAGACGCATTGAGTTGCTGTCTTTATTTTTTACGAGCAACCATAATTTTATGGTCAACATCGTTGGTCTTTACTACTTCTATTTGAGAATCAAGCTCTTTTTCTACAGTTTTAGTCAACTTTCCACTTCTGCGTAGCGCTTCCTTTGATATGAGTATTCCGATCGTTCCTTGATGTTCGGGGTCTGTTGGCTTAAAACCTGTAGCCGGTGAAACATGGTCAAGATATTCTTGCTCGGTGTTGAATACTTGTCCAGTCAATCCGCATATATGTTTTTGATTTTTCATATTATGCAACTTCGTCAAATTGATAATTCATCGTACTTGTACTACCTGCAATATCAGTTAAATCTGTCTGTATTTGGTGTATCAAGTAGTCTGAGCTACCAATGGCTGTTAAAGAACCTGTAAGCGAGCCACCAATACCGAGGTTGGCAGTTGCCGGTGCAGCAGTTGGCATTGCTTCTGTCGCAATAGTCGAAGCTGTAGCAATCGGCTGTGCATAAACTGTAGCGCCACCATATGTAGCAGTACGAGCGTTTGTGACATGTGTTGCAAGTCCACCTAATGCTCCAGTTCTCCAGACTTTTAGATTATCAATCTTTGACGATCCACCTAGAGCTGTGACATCTATTTTTTGCCATTTCTCATAAGTGTTATTTCCGGGGATAACTGGGTTTGCAACAGGGTCTAGTGCGGCGGAGTCAATGCTACCCATATTACTGTTAGCAATATTGTGGGTAACTGTTTCTCCAGCGCCATTACTCTCATCTATCTCAACAGTAGCAGCGAAACCATCAACAAATTTTTTCAGATAAATCATATCGCTGTAGAGTTAGCTAATAATTACAGTTCCTGTACGATCTCCTCTAGGATATCTTTGTCATCTCGATAATCGCCATCTGAATCAAGAAGTGTAACTTTTAGCGTTTCAGCAAGTTTATGCAGTACGCTCTGTGGGATTTTACCCTCAAATTTAGCGCAGTGGATATCTCTTTGAACATCAAGTCGCTCTATCTTTTTCTTCGTGCGATATACGCCTCTAGGTAGAATTGTGCTGTCGTCAATATAACAATCAACGTACAGAACATAGAAGAAAGCTTTACTAGCATTTTTTGCATCTTTAATGCCTGCGCTATTTTTAGCTTCTTCTGTAGCTGGAGCTGTAGTAGTTTCTTTTTTACTCATATTTTTATCAATTTAATTTCCAATAATAAACTTCGATTAAGTAGTCAATCCTGTAAGAAGTCCGTGTGACTGTCCTACGTTTTCAACAGCAAGTCCAAACTTACCTTGAATAGTTTCAGCTTTCTGACGACTGTTTACTGGTGGTTCTTCAACAAGCTTTAGCTCATCGTTTACTTTCCACCCCTTTGTCAACTTAGATGTGTCAACAACGGCAACCTGATCGTTTGGCATATCAATGTCAACGATTATCGGAATACCACCAAGTCCATCTGCGAGATAAGTCTCAACAATACGGCCTGTAGTTTTATCCTTTACATCTTGGTTGATAGCAGTCGCAGAAGTGAAAGCATTAAACACACGCTTGTTCGCTACATTCATAACGATAGCGTTTGGCTTTCCACCCTCTAGACGAATTGTATCAAGCAAGTTGTCAAGTGTTGTTTGCGTAAACGCACCACCAACAGCAGTTTTAATACCATCTGTCAATCCTAGCCATTGTAGCAATCCACGAGTCATACCCGGAATTGTTTTACTTGGCGCTCTTGAAACACCATCAATAGCAGTACGAGCTAGTTTTTTCTTAACTCTAAGCATAGCTTCGTCACGTAGGTCATCAAAAGTAGCACCAGTTTTTCTCATCTGGTCTTCATCTGCTTTTGTAAGGTCAATCTTTTCCTCTACTAGCTGACAGTAGTTTGTGTAGATAGTTGTAAGCTCAGCAAGCGCTTCAACTGCAACAGTACCCTCAATGTTGGCATTACCAACAACTCTAACTGTAACAGCACCTACTCCGTGAGCAACAGCAGTAGATTCTCCTGCTCCACGCTCATAAAGGTCAATGGTATTAGCTGTACGATTAAGAGATTTTACAACAACGATCTCATCTCCAACTTGTAGTACATCTCCAACTGTTATTTTTGCAATATCAGAAGCAGGTACTGGCAAAGCTGTAATATCAGCAGCAGTATCCCAATCAGCAGCAGCACCGGAAGCGGTAACTGTGATTGTTGGTTTTGTGTACTGACGTTTTAGTATTTCAAACTCGTCAGTTGTAAGTGGACGGCTTCTTTGGCCGAACAACTCCCATACACGACCGAATTCAATAGCATCTTGGTCTGTGATTCTTTTTGCGATAGCAATAACCTCAGGGTCAAGCTTTGAATTTGCATCGTCGAGAGTATAGTGTAATCCTATATCCATAAAATTTTTTAAATTAAATTATTAAACCTTTTTAGCTTTTATCTCCTTAAGTAAACGAGATAATTCGCTAATCCTATCTTTCTCCGTCTGCGTAAGTTCTTCTTTTGCTAGAAGTTCAGTAAACTCCTTTTGCAATTTAGCTTCTTCGTCAAGTGGTGGAACGTCCTCGTTTTCGGGAACATTGCCTCCTTTATTAACAACAGAAACTCCAAGGAACTTAGCATTTTTTTGTATATAGTCGATCTGTTTCCTAGCGTTGCCGTCAGGAATAAGAGAGCGCTTGTCTTCTGGAATTTGCTCTACCATAGCATCGCGCAGTCCTCCGACAGTCTCCTTATATTTATCAAGAACGTGAGAAGCTTCAAGTGCTTTTTCTTCTGCTTGCTTACGCTTTTCGTCGGCCTCAGTGGCTAACTGTTGGAACTCGCCATTTTTACGTAGCTGTTCTTTACGGTCTTCCTCTGATTTTTCGTTCGCTAGTCTAACCTTTTCGTCTGCTTCTGCTTTTTCTTTCAAAAGCCTAGCAAGCTCTGGGTCGTCCTTTGCCCTTTCCTCTAAACTGCCTTTTACTGGCGGTTCTACTGGTGGGTCTTGCGGCGGATCTACCGGCGGCGTTTCCTCAACAAATACAATCTTCTCTCCTTTGTCGTTTAGTAATGCTTTCGATTCGTCTTCCGGATCAATCACATACTTTACTCCATCAATCTCAATATACTTTTTCATAATTTTTATTACGATTATTTTATAAACGTACTTGGATTCGCAACCAAGTTTACACAATTTATTTCTCTTGCGAGCCGAGTTAGTTTCTCGGAAAAACTTATGCTCAAATTATATAACTAATTAAAAAACAACACAACCCCCACTTATACACTTTCGTCAAGATCAGGTCTCGGAAGATAAGTATGTTTACAATTTGGGTGATATGGCGGATATGAAGCAAGTTGTGGATATCTTTTACTTTTTCCACCAATCGAATATATCTTGCCCTCATGCTCTAAGCACAAAGAGTCTTCTGTACCTGCATGTGTGGATATTTCTACGATGTCAACATTAAACTCTATCATTCTATTTAACGATCCCTCATTGGCAGATTTTATTATATGCGTTCTTGCGAGCATATTTGAGTATTGTTTCAATGTCCATTGTCTACCTCCTTTATCTATCAATACAGAAAATCCTTGCTTGCCAATTATTTCTTTAACATCTTTTGCTATTACTCTAATTGAGTCGCCTGTTATTTGTCCGGATATCATTCGCGCACGTGTCTGTCTTTTAAGGGCATCATTTAACTGGTGCTCTGCTCCTTTTACTAATCCATTCATTCCATTAGCAAAGTCAAGATATGTATCAGAGATTAAAGCATTTACTGCATCTTTATGAACAACGAGAGAGTCAACAGTTTTTATTTTCTCAGGGGTTAATTTCCCCATAAAAGTTTTCGGGTTTGATGATACTGCATCTAGTTTATTTAAATCTTTATAAGCAATATTTGCACCAGTAACATAGCTATTTAAAATACTAACAGCGACCCAATCTTTTATCTGAGTATCACTTCCTTTTATAATTGTTTTAATAGTTCCAAGCGCAACGTTTTTTGAATTGATATCTATTTGCTTCGATATTGCTGCTAAAACTGCAACTCGTGTTTGCTCATCGAGCTGTTCTACTATGCTGAGTATTTTACCAATATCTCCTGAGTCTAAAATCTCTTGCATTTCCTTTTGTTTGTTTTTTTGTATTTTAGCCATTATTTAATGAGTGATATTAAAGCCTGTGCTATCCCTACAACGACTAGGAAGCCGAATACCGTTAGTAAAAACATACCAAGTATTAAGAGATAGAAACGCACGAATACTCTCGTATCAACTCGTTTTAGGTGTTCTTCGAGTATCTTTGCATTGCTTACGTCTTCACTGTTTGGTACAGGTTCTTTATGGAATTTATTTATTTCTGGGAATTTCATGATTCTTTTTATTATTTAATAATACATTACTCATCGCTTCCCCACCAATCGGCTTTAACCATTTTGTCAGTGATTCCATTGGTAATTATTAAGTTAGCATAATCGCAACAAACAAAGCCTCTTTTATCTGTTACAGCCCAACCATAATTATCGTACTTTCTATCAGTAAAGAAATGTGGTATTTTTTTCGGATAAAATTTCTGCTCTTTAAACTTTACTTTCTCCATTACAAGAAACATACCTGTCGGGCTTACTCCAAAAATTCGAGCAAAATGTTTTTTATATTTTGTATCTCTTACTTCGTCCCATATTTTCTGCTCGATTAAATTATGTTGTTGTCCTGCAATAGATGTAGCAACTTTTACAACAAGCGTGTCACGAAAGTAAAACTGAAACACTGCTCTCGTACAACCCTCTCCTAGTTTCTTTCCTAAGAAAAAACCAAACTCATCACCTGTTACACTTATGTTATTTTTATCCATAATACTCTAATTTATTATTTTTTAGCTCTACTGCATTTATCTGAGCACCACCGATAACGATTACCTGTTATAAGCTGTCCACAGTTTTTACAGAAAGCTTCTGTTTTATTTATAATCTTTCTTATTCTATCTCTCATTATATTTTTGGTGGATTATTTGAGTCTACTGCACCTGAATCAAGTGTCTCGTTTTTTATTTCTTCCATTTCTTTGTCTACCTGCTCATCTGTGGAGCTGTCTAATCTTTTTATCGCTGAACGCTTTGAACTTGTACCTGACTGTACTCTAATTTCTTCAACTTGTGCATCAACCAACTCATCATTTGGTAAAATATCAGAAAATTCTAATTCAATTTTACCATTCATTTCTCTATTTAACATAATAAATCCAATCTCAATTATTTTCTTTATTCCGCCACTAATCTTTGCGCGCTTTCGTGTTGTTTTTCTCATAGCACCGAATAGTTTTATTTTCATTGACTCTACTCGTTCCGGAGCAGTAGAATCAAGTAATGCCCACATAGGAACATCTGTAATATAACTAATCATTTGTAGCTGTGATGTGATATGTACTTCTGTGTCTGCAATCAGTGGATTTTCATTTAATATATATCTTGTTTCTGGTTCTTCTTTATCTGCACGCATTATGTATTCAAAATATGCGAGCGATCCGTCTTGATTTTTTAATTCTTCTTTTTCAGGTAGCTCAATTTTAGCATCTAGGTTTTTCAATAACTGTGTAGCGATATGTGTACGCCTTTCATTTACTTCTGCAAGCTGTGGTGTTATGTCGTGATAATCTGATTTTCCAAAGCCCCAACGAGTACGCCTACCGTTATCAATTTGTACGATAGGTAACATTGTTAAGCCTTCAATTTTTTCATTACTAGGTGCGCCAAAGAAATGCATAAGTGTTTCTTCACCTAAATCATTTAATGCCTTACCGTCTATCTCTGTACTCCATACTTGGCGTGTAATGACAACACCAGTTTCATCTAGTTCATATAACTGAGTATATAAAAGTAAATCACCATCACTTTCTTCTACCGCATTATTTATGTTTCTTGTGTCTCTGAAATATGTGGCAAAAATTACAGAGCCGTCACTTTGTGGGAAATGCTGATCGGGGTCAACTTCTTGGATATAAAAGTTATTATTCTGAACATATCCTAGTAAAACAGTATATCCAGAGATTGACTGTTGTGTAGCCCAATCATTTATCTTTTCGGGGATATTGTTATTGTTTACTATTTCTTCAAATGTACTAACATTACTGTCGTCATCAACATAGTCCAGTGTCATTTTATCTATATCTCCTTGAACAAAGTCACCATAAAAATCTGATACCTTTGCCGGTATACCGTGACCTAAGTAAACAATATCTGAGACGTTACGATATTGCTTACGGATTATTTCGTGGAGCTGTAATACTCCTTGTTGATTACCGTCATATAGTTCTTCAAATTTTTCAAGAGTCTTCATTCTTTCTCTCTCTGTAGAATTTGGAAATGAGTTTTTTATTATCATAAAACCATTTTACTTAATTATTAAAGTTTTTTCAATGTTTCAGGATTTTGCGCAGCAATATTTAATATTCTTTCTTCCTCTTGCTTCTGCGCTTTTTTAATAGCATTTTGCATATCTCTTTTACTTTTCCTTTTTACATCAGCAACGATAGTTTCTCCAATGCTCGATAACCTTACTGCTCTACATACTCCACACATTGGTTTTCCTTTATGTATAAAAAACTTCTTCTTTGGTTCGTCCTGTTCTACGATCAATGTTTTACAAAATCCGCAAGCTGTGGTGTTCAAAGCTTTCATTAATTGTCTTGGTGTCATTCTTTTTATCTTAGATTTTTTCTTGGTGGCTTTTCGCATATATATCTACTATTTTATCAATAATATCATTTGTCGGCTCAGCGACTTTTAATTCTCCTAAATAAATACCTACTGGCTCATTACAAATTTTTGATATTTCATTTGCTAATTGTTGTTTACCATAACTATCTACAGAAAACTTTTCAACAGTCCTTTTAATTTTTGGTAAATATGAGAATACAAAAAGATTCGTAATCTGTTCTCTAAAATACTGGTCATTCATACTAGTAATTATACTATAAAGCATCTCCTTTACCAACACCAACGCTTCCTTGCTTTTTGTTTGTCAATCCAAAAATCAAATAAACTAAACCATCAACGAGGTCGTCATGGTCTTCAATTCCAAATCCTAGCATCTGAGTAATTAAATCATCTATCCCTGCCTTTGGGAAACGAACTCTACCATTCTTAATATGGATAGCTGCTGTTTCAAATCTTGCTCGCTTGTCGGTTATAGGATTCATAATCACAGCAGGCAAGCCTTTACGCTTCATCTCTTTGACGGCCGCTTGTTGGTATGACACTCCCTCAACATAGAATTTACTCCCCATAGGTAGTGTATCTTTCACCTCTTTGGCCGTTATAATCGTCCTATACAGGTCAAGGCGCTTGTTTATCGGTGACGGTAGTACATATATCACATCTTGACTATCTTCCTTTACAACGATGCCTGAGACCATTGTCGTGTAGTCTGCGGTGTCTTTCTCGGAAATTGCAAGGTCGATACCACAACCACCATTTTTGGCATTGCCGTATAGTATATCTTGAACTTCCTTGTAGTCGTAATATGTTATCTCACTATCTTCAATAACAGCTCCCTCCTCTGCTACGATCTTCAATAAATACTCACGAAGCCACACACTAGGTTTTTCAATACGTGCTTTCTGTTTGTCGATAGCTTCTTGATTCGGGTACTTTGCTTTCCATGTTACTTTTTTAGTTACTGGGTCAATAAGCGGAAATTCTAGCACTCGCATTAGCTTATGCTTTTTCAGTCGGCTCATTAACGCATCAGTGTGCAGTAAGTTACCGATAATAATCATTTTGGCTTTTGTTTCTTCTACAGCCGGAATAACCTCAGACTTTAACCAACGCTCAGTCTTGTCACGGTTTTCTTTCTTACGTACCCATTCTAAGTCTTCAAGGTCATCTCCTACGATTAAACTAGGTCGCCATTGTCTATATCGTAAACCACGAACTTTCTGACCGCGCGAACGTCCTAGAATATAAACTTTATTCGATAGCTCTAATTCTCCTTTAGTCCATTTCAAAGTTGTGCCTTTAGGTCGTATGTATGGAAAGTCTAAACGTAACAAAACATTCTCCTCAAATTCAACCTTGATATTTTCAATATTGATATCTCTCTGCGTTCCGGTGTCGTTTATTAAAATTATAAAATGATGCTCTCCTTTTATCGCCTGCCATATTGGATATGCCATACTTGCGTGTGTACTTTTCGCACTTCCACGAAATCCAATAATCGCCAACATCTCATCTGTGACGTTTTCTAATATCTTAATTAGTTTCTTATGAAAATTTGCAGGCTTCAAATAAAAGTAATGCGGAAAGTATAAAAGACAAAATGCTTTGTATGAACGAGTCGCAACATAAATACGCTCGTCTCTATTGTGTATGTCGATACCTAATTTATCATATATAAACTTTTCATACTTTGACTCAAAATGTGACGGATACTCTTTGTGGTGTATTTTATTACCGTCTTTTTTTTTAGTCATCTTCTTTATCGTCTTCTTCCCAATTATGCAAAGCTCCTGCTATCTCGGCCTTACGTTCTTCGGTAAGGACACCACCACCTTTACCATCGTCAATAATGCCAGTAAATGACGGAGCAAATTCTGACTTTGCTTTTCTCTCAAGATATTTTAATGCAAACTCTGGGTTCTCTGAAAGCCCTTTAATTACTTCCATGCGAGCCTGTAATGTAGGCTTTGCTCGTATAACTTCTATTCTATCCAGAAACGTTGGGTTATCCTTTACATATTCATAATAAGCTGTTTTTGATATATCTGCGTGGAATATTGCTTCTAGTACAGTTGACCCTAGTGCAAAAGCAGTCTCTAATTTCTGGATAACGATTTTTTCATCTTTACCATCAAAAAGCTTCCTCCCTACTTTTTTGGGATTCTTCTTTTTTTTCTTCTGAGTGTTTTTTGTAGCAGTTTTCTTCTGCGTTTTTTTTGCTTTTGACATATGTCCCTTGCTATTAAGGTTGTCTGTTGAGCTATGCTCCGCTGACAGCGTTCGCCTGTTGAGTAAATACTCTGTCGACTTGGTTCTAATAATTTATCTATTCTTCTTTTTTGTAAAAATAATTACTTGGCAATATTGGTGCATCTACCCTTATCGCTATACTACGAGTGTAATTTAATTGCACAGCATATAATAATGCAATCCGTCTTACCGACTCTGCTGTAGTTCCCTCTGATCCAATGGCGATGTGGACATCTTTTTCAGCACACTTTATATTTATCTGCGTGTACTCTCCTTTATATCCAGTTTCTTCAGAAGAATGTATTTCTACTTCATCAGGTTTTGACACGATTGACTTTACCATTACCAAAATTAAGTCTTTAATTTTTTGTAAATCTTCCATTACGCATATTATACAGTATTTATTAAATAAAATTAAGTATGTGCGTGACCACATCAACAGTCCAACCATTACCAAGTGCCTTATATCTTTGACTGTTTGAAATTCCCTCGGTGTAATTATCTGGCAATGTCTGTAATCTTTCGCACTCGATTGGCGTTAATTTCCTAATATATCCCTCAATCAATATTCCGTGTTTGTCTTGAGCCGTTAAGGTATAAAACTTTTTACCCTCTGAAAATCGTTAACCATTTTGTCTTTTGTCTATTCTGTCTGGCGTAATGCAACCAAATAAATACTGACCCATTTTAGCAGCTCCTCCACCTGCTTCACCACAAAGAGTTATTGCCTTGTCATGTATATAATAAACACGGTTTGCTTGGCTGTCTTTTCTGAAATAACCAACTTTCCCTTTTTCAATTTCTTTTTCTAATATTTTCAGTGTTTTATCAAATGGGACGATATACTCTGCCAATGTTTCAAACATCATGTCTATACCCCTTGATGTTTTGTACATAGACGCAAACAAACAACTGCCTTTCTTTGGGTTTATTTTTGAGTGATAACCTTGACCGTTATTATTTAATCTCTTTACTGCGTTTCGTGATAATAAATATCTATCGTCACAATTTTCATGCACAATGTCTTTTAACATAATATTTTTGTCTTCCGGTTGCTTTATGTTTGGTATATTTGTCCAGTATAATCTGACCCTATTCTGTGCTGACACCAAATTACTATTTATCATAATTGGTTTCACTCCCATCCTTTCGCTTATAACATCTTGATATTCTTGTTTCATTCTAACGTTCTCTAGTAAAAATTTAACATTAGGATTATGTTTTTTTGCATGAGCTACAATATTTTCAAATATAAAAAATAATGCTGATCGCTTATCTGCGAAATTTAATTGTTTACCAGCAAAACTAAATCCTTGACATGGCGAACCGCCTTGTATTAAGTCTATCTTGCTCCAATCTAATTTATCTTTCCATTCTATCCAGTTTGTTACATCACCAAGCTGAACCGTATCTGGATAATTCTTTTGCGCTATTTTTATTGCATACTTATCTGTTTCGCTTGCATAGTATTTATCTACTTCAAAACCAGCTCGTTCAAGTGCAACTCTGCCGCAGGAAATACCGTCAAATAAACTTAATATTTTTAATTTGTTTTTTCCCATATAATATCTTTATTGTTTTTAATAATGTCTGTATTGCCAGTGTAATTTACATATCTTTGAACTATCACATCTACATACTTCGGGTCAAGCTCTATCCCATAACAAACACGATTAGTTTTTTCACAAGCGATTAGCGTAGAACCAGAGCCTAAAAATAAATCTAAAACTACATCATTTATTTTACTACTTCCAAAAATCGCCTCACTTACTAAAGAAACCGGTTTCATTGTTGGGTGTTCTTTACTATTTGAATGATATTGTAGTATATCCATCTTTAAATTCAGTTTTTACTTTTCTTAAATCCTCCCATACATTTGTACGGTTTCTATCTTCCGAAAAAAAGTGATTTTTAATATTACCATTCCAACCATATAAAATTGGTTCGTACATATTTTGATAATCTGCTCTTGAAAGAGTAAAGTTATTTTTTACCCATATAATAAAGCTTTGCCAATGTCCTCCTTTTTCTTCCCAAGCATTTTTTAATGAATGGATTTCACTACTAGACATGCAAATATATACACCACCTTTTACATTTTCAATGATTCTTTCACTTATTAAACTCAAAAAAATATAGAAATCTTTTGTACTCATTTTATCATTTAGAATACCTTTTCTTTTATTCTTTTTTGTAGCAGACATTCCACCTGTATAATTTACATTATACGGAGGATCGGTAAAACACATCTGTGCTTTTTCACCTTTCATTAGTTTCTCAACATCTTCTTTCTTTGTACTATCTCCACAGTATACAAAATGATTACCTAATTGATATAAATCTCCTATCTTACTTTTTATGTTTATATCCATTTCAGGGAACTCATCATCTTTTTCTTTTATGTCTGTTATTAAATCAATATCAAAACCAGACAAATCTATTAAATCAACAGATAGCCCTTTTAATTCTTCTATAACAAGATTAATATCCCAACTGCTTTCATTTAATTTATTATCAGCTAATCTATATGCTTTTGCTTGCTTATCACTTAAGTTAACTTTTAAATATGGTACTTTTTTTAAACCTAATTCTAGCGCTGCATAATAACGTCCATGTCCAACTATTATTATATTATTTTTATCAACAACAACTGGTTGATTAAAACCAAATGCTTTTATACTATTTGCTATTTTTGTGATCTGTTCTTTTGGATGCTTTTTAGCATTTTTTTCATATGGTTTAATTTTATCTATATTTATTTCCATAATACTCTTTTAATTAATTAGCTAAAAAGCTATTTTATAGTAAAGTAGATTGATTCATCTGTTCTTCTATTTTAACACTTTCTGCCTTAGAAAGCCACCGGATATGCTCCATTTTACCATCTAGTTTTTCCACAACAGGCTCAATTGTATTTTTTCTATGACATTCTTCTGGAATACCCTCAGAACATACTAAACATAGCTTTCTACCTTTATTTGTAGTAGCTTTTAATATCTTTTCTATTGTTTCTTCAAAAAGTACATTACCTGCCATTCCTCCTATATTTCTACCGCGCCAGTGGTATCGTATGCCTGCTTGTTCAATTTTGTATTTGAACGGCTCTTTTTTATACTGCGGATTATATTTTGATGTTGGATATGTCCTTGCATCGATCAAATCCGTAATCTCATACTCTTTTAGTTTTGCAATAAAATCTTCAATTGACTTATTTGAGTGGCCGATTGAAAATAATACAGATTTTTTTTCTATCATATATATATTTTTTTCTTACAGTAGTAACATATTACATAGTCACAACCTCTTTCTATTTTTACTTCATCTGTGTCATACAATTCAAAAAACTTGTAATTGTCGCACTTTTCATTTTCACAAACAGCAGGTATTTCTTCTAATCTCTGAATCGTCATATGTATATATTATAACAAATTACCCTTATTTTGCACGTTTATTTTTAAGTTTTTCTTCTTCAATTTTACGCTCTTGTTCACAACTTTCATCACAGTCTTTTTGGCTATGGCAGTGCATTTTACCTCTAAAATCTAGTTTGCAATGTAATGACATATATTTATATTGCTTCTTTAATTTTTTCTAATAAAATATCATTTGCACATTTCATATGACAAACATATACAATCTCATCGTCACTATCGATATCAATTATATCCATCGATCTTTGTGAAGTACCTAGTTCTTTATTACACAAGTCACATGCATCTACTTCTATCTCTATTTTTATTTTATTCATACATTTTCTCTTTTTAATTTGATAAAACTATTCTTCTGATAAATCAGTTACCTCACAATCACCTTTCGCTTCTTCTGTATATTCTCCACCTAAAACAAGCTCTCCATTAAAGTCGTCAGCAGTCAACACAATTCTTTGCTCATTGTATGCTTTTTGCACAATCTCGTCTGCGTGTTCCTCGTCGCGCGCTTCGACTATAATGTTTCTCGATAGTGTTTCTTCAACTAATACGCTATATTTTTTCATTCTTATATTTCACTATTAGCGGATAAATCTGCGAAGCGCCTAAGTACATCTTCTCTCATGTACTTTATTTCGTTTGTCTTTTGACTTACGACTATTTCATTAAGACCTCCTTTTCCCAATGTCTTAGCATTTTTCACAAGTGCATAAAGCAAATGTGACAATTCCATTTCTGCGATTACTACACTTTCCCCTTTACTATTTATATATACTGGTGTCATATTATTTTTTCTTATGGCTTTTAATTTTTGTACTTCCTCCTTTAACAATTCCATAACCAGTACCGACCAATTGGTTACTTATTGAATCTATCAATATTCCATTTTCTTCAATCGCCTTTTCTGCATCTCCCAAAATACCAGAGTGATAATAATCGCCCTCGTCATTAACTTCTGCTTTTACACAATGCGCGGCTACCGTTCTGATTAAATCTGCTACCCATTTATGCTCTACAAGACTTTCAGAAAATTGTGTTTTGCAAAAGCTTGCACAATACCAAATCTCGTTTTGTGGGTATTCCTTTATTAGATATCCCTCGTTTAATTTCTTTTTTCCATCGTTTGTCAAAACTGCATAATCATATCCAACATAGTCATCTTTTGTCTGTTCATTTATTTCTTTAACACTTTTGAAATTAAAAGCTAGTGTTTCACAATTACCTATATTTATTAAAAGTTCGTAATCACTTAATCTTCTAATTTCAAATTTTACACCAACTAACTCTGCTTGTTTGACTTTTATTTCATCAGCAATTTTTTGTGTATTATCAAGCGTATTTTTTACACACAATTTTTTCTGAGCTAACTCGTGACTTATTGTTACTCCCATATTTTTATTTTTAATTAAGCTACTAATTTTTTAGATAGACAAAGTTCTGAAAGCAAATGTCCGGCTACATACATTACTATATGATGAGTCCGATCTCTCGGACAAACTCTGCAATAAGTGAACTCCGTGACAATGAACGGCACTTGTAATAGAATTTGCTTTACTGCGGTTTTAACAGTATCTTCAATCTACTTTCAGAATTCTGTCTACCTTTTTCTTTTGTCAATGAACTATATTTATATACTATCATTTTTATAATAGTTGTCAATGGTGTAAATGAGCTGTATGTGGATAAGTGCTTAATATAGTTATATATATAGCCATTATATTGATATAAAAGTTATTTCACATCTCGGATTAGTTTTGTCTATTCCTCCAAACTCATAAGTGGATATGGGGTTGATATTACTGTTGTCATCTTCCCATAATTTATAGTCTGTCATTGCATCACAAACAAATTTTTCTATGATGCTGCAAGGGTTAGACTTATCTACTATCCTTTTATTTCCATGAAAATATTTTAGTATAAGTTTATATTTACCATTAAAATCAAAACCTTTATTTTTAATTTCTAACAGATCGTTTTTAATTTCTTTACTGTATATTTTCTTAGCTTCGTTTAATATAAAAAAATGTGTATTACGATAATTGTTTAAATTCAAAATGAACTTTTTATCTTTTTTTGTTTTTCTCGGTATGCTTACAAAAAGTGGAACGATTATTTTAAAGTTTTTCATAATTTTTTAAAAAAGATAGCCACCCG